ACCATCACGGCCGGTAACTGATTCATGGTGTAAACGAACCCATTCCATTACAGCCTGTGCTCCTGAAGGAGTGATTGGATCGTATAATGTTAAGCTTAAATCATTCCATCTCAATTTACCTTTAACATTACGGTAAACGTTAATATGATTTAGTATGATTTCACCTTGTTCAAATCCTAAGCCTGATACACCTTTGATAAGGTAGGCAGGAATACCGTCCACATACATGATGAATCTGTTTTGTACCTTCGGTTCAAAAGCGGTGAAGAATATTTCGTCTGATGTTAAAATTGCCATTGTCTTATTTAGTTATAAATATTAACGATTTAAAAATTAAGCTGGGAATGTAGCTCCAGTTGGTGTCAAGTTGAAATCCAAGTAGATAAATTCTGCAGTCTTAGTTGGTTGAATGTAGATTTGTCCTACCATTTGGTTTCTGTCGATTACATCAGGGGTGTTGTTAGACTCATCCATTACTACCTTGAATGCATACAAACCTTGTCTTTGTTGTACTGATTCTAGGTAAGGATTAACCTGTGCAAGGAAGCTATTCCTAGTTGCAATTGTATTTTGTTCAAATACTAAGTTGTTAGCAACTTGAGAGATATAAGACTTCAATGCAATTAACAATCTTCTTACATTTACTCTATCCAAAGCAGATGCTTTTTGTTGTAATGTCTTTTGACCGTAAACCACTACTCCAGTTCCTGGGAATGTAGCAATTGGGTTAACTTTATTACTGTATAAAGTATCTCTGTCAGATTGAGCTAATTTTCTTTCTGCTCTGATTACGTTACCTAATCCACCTCTGTTGATACCTGCTGGTGCAAACCAAGGCTCACTAACTGAATCGTTGAATGCATAAACACCACCGATCAAAGTTGAAGCTGGTACCCAAACTTGCTGTCCTGAATCTGGATCTAGAATCTGTAACCAAGGCCAGTAAGAAGTAGCGTAAGAAGTATTTCTTGAAGCAGCTTGATTTGACACTGTGGTAACTTGTGAATTATAAGGTACTAAGTCTAATACGTAAATGCTATCACCTCTGTTCTGTGTGTTGCTGATGATAGTAGTTGCTTGTGAAGTATGTAATGAGTTAAATAAGCCAGGAGTTAGTAATACGTTAAATTTGTAATCGTCTTGGTTAGATAACAAGTTGATCATATTATCGTAGCTGCTACTTGGAATACCTTGTGACTTGTTACCATCAAGGATTGTATTGTAGTACTGTGCACCTGCCATGATCCCACCTGTAGCACCTGAGAATGAACTTGATCCATTAACTGGGATGTAAGGGGTGAAAGCTGTTTTAGCTACTCCTGAGTTATCAAAGTAATTAGGAGTTGGATTAACTACTGATCTTACTCTGATGTATTTTGAATTTACCGGGAAAGATCCTGTTACTTCTAAGTAGTAACTTGTTCCTGAAGATGCATAAGTAAATGATTGATCTCCGATCGCTTTAGCAACATAATTAGGAGAGAATGGATCTAATGTTAATCCTGTCCATGTTTCTAAGATTATTGGAGTGTTTGTAGTATCGGCACCTTGTCTTACAAGCAAATCAAATGTTCCTGAAGAGGTATTTGAATTTACAATCTGCAATCTTACGTTATCTGTAGAACCACTTACTAGAGCTCCTCCAGTCTCAGATCCTGAGTTGTTCATAAGAGCACCTTTTGAAAGTGTTTCAAATACTACTGAACCTGAAGTGCTGCTTCCGCTAACTGAGGTTGTTGCTGAGGTGTAAGAACCACTAACAACTCTTGCCACTAGAAGAGATTCTCCTCCATTTGCAAAATAGTTATAAGCCGCAATTGAAGTAAAGTATGTGTATACCCCGCTTCCACTGGTGAAAGTAGATCCGAATGTGTTTTGAAATTGGCTGTATGAAGTTACAACGGTTGGTACTTCTACAGGACCTAGTACTGTAGGGCCAATGATTGCTGCACCTACGGTTACTGGTTGTTGGGTGATGAATGAAGAGTCATTCTCTCTTGCAAGCACCCCAGGTGATATTAATGTTTCTGCCATCTTGTTAAGTTAGTTAAATAGTCTAGTATAAATAGCTATTCCTACTGCAAAAAAAAGACTTATTAGATTGCAGCTAGATAAGTGTTTAGAGTACTTCGTAATGTAGCCATTTGCGCACTAGTCAAATAACCTCCCCAGAAGTCAGCCTTGAATGTTACATTCATAGGTGCAAACCATTGTGGTGCTGGTACACCTCTTGCCATAATGTAGATTGGGCTACTTGTAGGAGCTGATGATCCTGCTCCTGTATTAGTTGTAACGTTTGCATCTCTAAATAATTGTACGGTTGTTCCTCCTATGCTTACTGCTCTGAGGCTAGCGGATATCGGGGGTTGAAGGTTAATCGCTGTTGGTGAATTTATGTAGAAGCCATCTGCATTAGTACCAGTCCAGTAATTTATAATGTTATAAGGGTTACTACCCCCTCCGTGAAATCCTGTATCCGCGACATGTATTTCCCCTCCAGGGCCCATTGCATTTGTTAAAACACCATGAGATGCACTAGCTTGAGTAAAATTAACTCCTAGAGTTGCGTTCCAACCAGTAGTCAAATATGCGGATGTTCCGTCACCTGTAAATCCAGAGTTAGATGTAAATGTCGGACTGTTTACCGGTGATGCTTTATACTGAGAAGGATTCCTCCAGTTTAGTGTTGCAAAATTAGAATCTCCATCTGTTGCAAATATGTAGAATAAATCTAATTGACTCCAAATTGAACCTGTCTTTAAAGTCTGTATTAATTGACTCTGTAATGCTCTTTGTGCTAAACCTGGTAGAGTATACCCTTGAGTAGTTGCATAAGTCAATACTGCTTCATAATCTACATCATAAAGACTACCAGTTGGTGGTGGTGTAGGAGGTATTGATGCAGTTGGTGCTGTTACCGGGATTGGAGCAGGTATATCTGAGAATGTAGTTGGGGTTGTTCCTGCTACTGCACCCGGTGTTCCTACCACTGCTGCCACTGGCTGACTTTGGTAAACCGGCGGTGGGGCTTGTTGGGTAAATAAAACAGGTCCTCCTGATGATCCTCCGGTTGCAGAATCAACTCCTTCTAATGTAAAGTTTAGTCTAGTCTTACCGTAAAATTTATTGATTGCTGTTGTGTTCTTCTGTACAGTGTCTGGTATTAAGTATCCGTTTAACTTAACGGTAAAAGTACTTCTAACTACTCTTTCACTATTTTCATTTAACTGAGTTTGAAATCCAAAAGAATCAATCATTGCTCTAAATTTATATCTTTCAGGATCTCCCCAGTATGAATCAGAAGCGTATTGAATTGCTTCCACTATTTTATTTAGCTGCTCTACATAGTATGTAAAGACAACGAAAGTATAAGTTGCTGTAATATAATCCGGAACTACTACTGCATAATATTCCTTCTCAGGCTTTCTATTATTTAAAACATCAAAACTTGAGTATGCATTCCTTGGAGTGTATCTTTTAGGAGTAATTGCATAGTTGTGAGGGTTATTAGCATCTAATTTATTTGCTATTGTTCTATTCTTATCTATGCTTTCTCTTTTGAAGATAATTAAAGGAGCCATTAAAGACCCTTTTACATCCCTTAAGTAACCATCCTTCTGGTATGATTTCCATTTTTCTGGTGAGGCATATAAAACAGGTACATTTAAATTTTCTCCATTCTGAATTACTGTTGGTTTGATTACATTCTCAAAATAGTGAAAAATTGCTTCATCAATATCCTGTAATCCAACTGTGAATGGCTTTGTAGTGTCTCCCTTCCAGGAAGTCTGTAATGCTCTGTTATCTTTTGCTGGTTCGGCATCGTTAGGATTTCCCTGCCTTTGATCAAAAGGAGTCACAAGAGAATTACTAATCTCTTTCTGAGTCTTTGGTATTGGTTTTCTTCCTTTTGCCATTATAATCTCTGTTTGTCAATTCCTATTCTATCTGCCGGTACGTAATGGGCTGTACAGATTACTGATACATTATAACCAAAAGATGCTAAATCTGTCTCTAAAGGATTTGTTCCTGTAGAATCATTATAAGGATAATCTGGATCTTTACCAACAAATAATTGACTTATATTTTCATTATCAATCTCCCAGTAAGCATCCTGCCACATTACAATATCACCAATCTCCGGAACTACGTTAGCTTCCACTAAGTCGTCTCTCAAGAATCTAAAAT